TGGTGTTCATCAGTTTTTCCCTCTGACTCTCCGAAAATTTCAGGATATAACTCATTAAATCGTTTCCTAAACTCCAAAAAAAAACCAGCGAACCAAACGCAATATCACTTGGCATCTGCTTAAAACTCTCGTTTAATTTGCCCTGATAAGGCTCAATTAAATATCGGTTGTTTTGCCCTTGTGTAACGATGGGGCGATAAAGCACCGACATCATTTTCCAAAGTGCCATTCCTTCCTTTTGATAGGAATCAAGGTCAACAAATTCACCCGTACTGATTTCATCAAGGTTAGGGATAAATCCGTATTCCACACCCTCATAAGTGAACCTGTGTTGAAACCTTGGTTTTTCATCAAGGCACTTGGTAATTAAATCTAAGGCGTGGTTCAAAATCTTCAATGGTAATTTGCTCACCTCTGATAGTGAGATATTACAAAAGATTGCAACCGCATTCAATGCCCTTTCTTCCGCATCCATTTTAAGGGATTCGTATTCTTGCATTTGATACAAGGGGATTTCTGACAATTTGGTTGGTATGGTTATTTCCATCATATAATTAACGATTGATTTATTGTATGTTTTAACGTATGTCGTAAGAGCCAAAATTCTTTTTCAGCCCAAGTGATTCCATCTCAAAGTAACGCCACGCATCGATGATGTGGTCATCACCTACGGGAATCGGTAAGGTTTTTCCATCCTTGCCCTTATCCCAGCAATATCCACGCAATTCCTTTATGAGGTTCGTGGAATCTTTGGTTATCATATAGTTTTGACCTTGCATCACCTGTATGCCGTAATTGATTGAATCCTTACCCTTGGTTACCCCTTTGATACTGATTCCAAATCTGCGTATTTCTTCAATGGATTTTGGTTCGGCAGAATCCGCATATACAGGTACTCCCTTTGGTAAAACTTTTGCAATGTCGGAATTGAGCATCCCAGTACGATAACAAATTTCTTTAATTATCCTTTGGTCATTGTACTGGTAAACCTCAACGATGGCAGTCGGATCAACCGAATAACCAAAGTCAACACCGCAACCCAATAACCTTGCATCATCAGGGATGGTGTCAATAAGTTGGTAATTTGAGAATATAACCCCTTCAAGGTTTCCAATTTGCCCAAGTCCGTATACCTTGTACCAATTAGCCCAATAATCAGATACCTTACCTTTTTCTTGTGCTTTTAAAATAAAGTCAATGGCACTTTGTGGGGCGGCTTCGTTGTCAAGGTAATTCAGGATAATAAAGTCAACATCGTTATCATTCATCAAATCGGTGTGAAACCAAAACTCACTTGATGGATTCCAATCCAAGAATATGGATTGCTTTGTCCTCATTGCAAGTTCGGTGTATGAATTGAAATCAATGTTGTTACACTCGTTAATATACAAGCGGTCACGCCTTGCACCCCTTAACTTGGATGAATTATCCGCACTAAAAAACTCAATGAAACTTTCATTTCCAAAAGTATATTTAAAATCACTTGCGTTCCAACTGGTGTCAATCCATCGGTTGGTTTCTTTCATTATCTTTTTGAAATCCCTTATTGCACCCCTTTTAAGGTGTGGTATGGATTCAGCAACAATGGATGTTTCGGTGAATGGGTTTTTGATTGCATAATCAATTTCAATGGGGATAATACCAAATGTTTTCCCAGCACTTGAACCACCCTGAACGCCCTTGACAAACTTTTTGAGTTTCAATAATTTGTTTATCGCAGTTGTCCTTATAAACATTATTCAGGGAATAAAGGTTGTTCAATAATCGTATTTTCAACTTGTTGCTTCGGCAATCCGTAGCCTGAATCCATCAATTGTTTATAGGCATTTACATCACCCTTACGGGCTTTATTTAACAATGCCAAAGTCATTAAATCTTCTTGGCTTAAATGCTCATCAATGCCAGTAATCGGGTTCTTGGCGTTCTGCATTGTTTCCAACCATTTACGGGCAATGGTGCTTCGGTTCTTGCTTCCCTTTGGTCGTCCGTTGGGGTTTCTAATTTCGCCTGGTTTTGCGGGTATTAAGTAATCTTTGTTTTCCATAGTTTTGCTAATTATTTACTAATTAAATTTAACAAGGTTTCAAAGCCGTGTTGGTTTATATAACCATACCCATTAGCACCCATAGGAATAACATTCGGGCAAGTGTTAAAAACCTCCAACATTCTTTTTATTTTTAAACCTTCGGCAATTGCAAAGGTCGATGATTGATTCCCGATAAATAACTTACAAGAATTTAGCAAGGTTGCAGTTTGCAAGGCATTTTCAAGAATTATCCGTTCAGGCTTTATATAATGAATTTTACAAAAATTATCGTATTCGTGATCCAAACCCACAAAAACAAAATCATAATTTGCCAATATGCGATAATCCACTTTGGGGTTGCGATAACGGTCGGTTAAATTAACAACGATAAGATTTTTATATTGTTCATCCATTGGAGCCTCAATAAATGGACCGCTTAAATCTTGCTGCAATTCGGGATATACATAACCGTGATTTCGCCTTAAATCCCCAGCGGCTATATTCAAGCCAATCCTTCTAAATTGGTCGAAGTTGTAATTTACCAAATTTCCATCGTGCTTTTGTACATTGGCAATATAACTTTGATATTCCAATAGTGGCTTTATGTAGTTATAAGTGGTTTCGTTGATACAATATTTACCACTGGAATGATTTGGCGTTCCTGATATTTCATCGAACCCAACATTAAAATTTACATTGGCATCGTTTATTTCCGCTGCACGTTTTACAAAGGGCAATGAATAAATCAAATCGCCCAAGTGACCTGATTGCAAAACGCTGATGGTTTTTTTAAAGTTTTCCATAATTTCAAATCATTGTAAGCAGTTTTATCCGCTTGTTATTTATCGTATCAATGTTGTGGTGTTCAAGACAATACTTGTAATTCTTTTCACCAAGTTCCTTTCGGTTTTTAATCACCTCACCGATTACTGACCAGTCATTATTCTTGACAAATGTAACACCTTCATTATCTCGGTGGTTAGTGTATGGTTCAACTTCGCTTACAAGTATCGGTAATTTATAGGCAGCCGCCTCAACTATCTTTAACTCTGATTTGTGTTTGTTGAAATGGGTTTCAGTCAATGGGGCTAAAACAATATCAATGTGGGAATAATACTTACCATAGTTCAATACACTTGTAACCTCACCCACCCAGAACCAATCAGGTCGCTGACGGCTTCCTGTGATATGGTATTCCATTTCTGCGGAATTTGGATCAGTTGAATTGTAACCGCAAAATAAAAACCTTGCGTTATACTTCTCACAAATATCCCCTATCTGCCCACGCAGTAACTTGATATCTTCCAAGTGTGAAAAGCCTCCAACGTAACCGATGGTCAAAGGGTGGTCATTCTTTTCTAACCATTGGTTTTCTTGGTGGTCAATGTAGTTGGGGAGTATATGTACATTTGGGTTTATTTCCTTTACTTTCTCTGCAAGTTGTGGCGTGGTTGTCCAAACCATTGATGCAGCCTTCAATGACTTTAATACCGCCTCTTTGCCCTTTTCTTTGTAAACCTTGTATGCTGGGTTGTACTTGGGTACATTCCAATAGTCATCAATGTCAACGATTAATTTAACCTTTGCAGCAATGCAGCGGTCAACGATTGACATATTTAAAAGGTAGCGTGAGAAAATCACAATGTCGTAATCCTCAACCTTTGCTTCGTTTACCTCTTTTTCTTGGATGGCAAAGTCTATGTGAAAAATGTTTTTTTCGTAGATGTAACGTAAAGGCATAGCAATGCGATGGTAATCCACCGCACCGATTTGGTCGATAAGAACCAACACCCTTTTTTTGGAGGGCTGCTCGTCATCGGCTATTGTGGCTCGTTCTATTTTAGTCATTGGGGAATACAGGTATATACATCCAAATGCTTACATTGTGTAACACTTCGTTTGTATGGGCTTCAAAATAATGGTCTTCATCCCAGTAGGCAATATATGCCACATCTTCATTTTCTAACTTTACCAAAACGTATTCAAACGGGTTTGGTTGTTGGATTTCTGATTTTCTCCACATTTTCATATTATTTGTCCGTTTCTTTTTATTACAAGTGTTGGGTCTAACTTTCTCATTCGGTCAATAATTACTTGGCAATACTTTGGGTCAAGTTCCATGCCGTAACATTTGCGTTTCAGTTGGTGGGCGGCAACCATTGTTGATCCTGAACCTAAAAATACATCCAATACAACATCCCCTTGCTTTGATGAGTTCTCTAATGGTTTACTGCACAAAGGTATTGGCTTCATTGTTGGATGCTCATCGGAACGACTTGGTCTTTCTATATCCCAAACGGTTGTCTGCTTTCTATCTCCATACCATTTATGTGATGCTCCATCAAGCCATCCGTAAATACAGGGTTCATGTTTCCAATGATAATCAGACCTTCCAAAAGTTGAATTATTTTTATTCCAAACTATGTAAGACTTAAATAAAAAACCAGCATTTAAAAATTGTTGTATAAAATTATGGGTTTCTGATGATGCATGCCAAACATATATTGCACCGCCTTTCTTTAGTGCAGTGCTAATTGTTGTATAAACATCGTATAAGAATTTAGGAAAGTCATCCAATTTATCATTTGCGATTTTTTCTCTTTTTTTACTTCCACCTTCATAATCAATATTATAAGGAGGGTCCGTGTGACACATATCTGCAAGTTCCCCATCCATCAATTTCGCAACCGCATCGCTATCGGTCGAATCCCCACACAATAATCGGTGTTCACCTATCTCAAATAAATCACCTAAAACAATATCCGTTTCCACTCCACCCTCAGGAACTTGAAAGTCATCCTCCACCGCTTCAACTTCCGTCTCGGCAAAATCCAAAGGCAAGTCCAATCCCCAATGGGCTAACTCTTCGACATCCCATTCATTCGCCAAAACATCCCAATCCCATTCACCAAAGCCCACGTTATCTTTCACGATAAATTCCTTTTGCTTTGCCTCGTCCAATGAATCGGCAATCATTATGGGTATTTCCTTGATACCAGCATCCATACAGGCTTTGTATCGCATATTCCCACCAAGGATAACCATATCGGAATTGACGATAATAGGTCGCAGTTCCAACATTTCAGGAAACTCCTGAATGCTCTGAACTAATTGTTTAAACTTCGCATCCTTGATTATTCTCGGATTTGATCCGTTGGGCTTCACTTCCGTGATGCTTACTTTTTTAATTTGATGTTGTGTAGTTTTATTAACCATTCTTTCCATTGTTTCTTATCTCCAAATTCCTCGTGGTGCTTACGGCATAAAGCCATTATATTTTCTATTGTATCTGCTGACTTACTCCCACCCATTCCACGCCTTTCGATGTGGTGCAAATCAACCGCCTTCGCTCCGCAAACCTCACATTCAATAAATGAATTTTTATCATATCCAAAATAATCAAAATATATTTTAGTGTGATTTTTCATCTAAAAACATATCAAATAGTAATTCCGTTGGAACGTGTGACATTCCTTTACTTTCGCTTTGCCAATAATAAGCCCCATTTTGACATAGGCAACAACCCCAATGATTCTCGGCAATCCATTCAGCAAATTTAACTTCCAGCATCATAGGTATCGTAAACTTGGTGTATATCATTAACCATCCTTTGCCATTCCTTTGGGTTACAGGTACACGGGCGGTAAAATTTACGGGTGTTAAATAATTTATTCCAAAGTTGAGCCACCAAATCCGCTTCCTCTTTTGAAAGGGTATCAGTAGTTGATAATCTGAATTCACCCCAACGCTGGTATTCGGTTTCGGTCATACATTCTTTTGGTTGTCTGCCTATCGGAAATAACTTATTTAGTTTTGCCTTACGTTCCTCACAACCGCAATCCTCACCCAACACAAATTTGGCAACCTTGTCAATCCCAGTCGCCTTCGTTACTATCTCGACTGCATCCCCCAAGCCTTGCAACCTCTTCCGTGGAGATTTTTTGTTCGCAATATTCATAATACTTGTCTTTAGTTTTTTGTTTAATAATGTTTTTTGATACCTGTAATCGGTTAAAAATTGAGTGTAATGGTATACCCGTGCGGCTTTCAATCTCACGCATACTGAAACCATACACGAAATATAGTTCCAATAACATTTGGTCATAATCACCCATCTCATCAATGGTGGACTTTACGCACGACATCAAGTCCTCAAATGCGTATTCGCATTCTTGGATAGGTTCAACTGGGTTGAACTGCTGCTCATCGTACACCTCACGTTTCTTTTGCCTAAAAGCATCAATCACTTTGGATTGAAGAATCTTAAAAATGTACATTGTGTTCACTTGTCCGTGATACTCAAACCGATTTAGGCTACCTTCAACCTCGTTTATCTCACACAATTTCAGGTACATTTCTTGTACGGCATCTTCGGGGTGGTCAGAGCCGAGATAATTTGCCATTTTTATCCATTCACGGTGTCTTGATGCTATCATCATAATAGTGACCACTTTTCAAATTTACAAAATAGAAAGGTATTTTGTTATAATTTCTTGAAATTCGTCAAAGTTTCTACACACCTGATAATCATAACCCCTTTGCTTTGCCTTCCTTTCAAATTCTTTTTGGTATGGGCTTTGTTTCCCTTTCTCGGTTTTAACCTCAATATACAACCCGTGGTGATCTTTGTTGGGTTGCATCAAAAAAAGGTCAGCAACACCAGCCAACACCCCCTCGGCTTTCATTATTGCTGCGGTAATTACCGACCTTTTACCCCCGTTAGGGATGGCATATAAAACGTGTTCAGGATATTTCAGCCTGAACCACTTGACTAAATTAATTTGTAGTTGGCTTTCGGTGAAAGATGGCATTGCAATACTCCTTTTCAACGGCTTTTAAATCCCCATAAAAATCAACGATAACGGTTTTTTCTCCAACCTCATCAATAATTCCGTATTGGGTTTTAGTTGCATTAGGTGGGTGATACCCTACCTCTTGACCTTTGCGGAGGTAGTATTCTTTCCATTTATCAATTTTAGCCTTCATTTTTTATTACTTTTTGAATCCTATCAAATAATTCTTGCAATTCATTTACGCTATCGATACTCCAACCGTCGGTTTTTAGCACATAAAAACAACCCTCATCGTTATCTATTCCCAATGATGACTCACATTCTATTGTAAGGATTTCAATCTCATCGTTGCCATTTTGCTCAAAGGTAAACGAGCATTTTTCAAGTTTGGGTTTCATTTTTTACCTCCTTTGTATTTTATCACGCATCCATTTTGCACCAGATAAAAACCCTTCGTCCCATTTATCCATTAATCCGTGAAGCGGTTTAATTGTATTTTCTACTATCTCCTCATCAGTTGGTAGTTCGATGGGCGTTAATCCCGCTAATACTTCATCTATTGAACGACCATCACTTAATTCAATGGCTCTTATGATTTCTTCTTCTGTGTATAGTTTCATTTGTTACCTCCGTATGTTAGTTCATAAAACTCTTTAAATGACAATATCACCGCTTGACCACCATTTTGGTTGTTGAAGGCTTCTTCTAAATAATTTTCATAATCATTATAAAGTTTTACTGTCATTTCCTTCTCCATTTCTTTGGCTTTCTTTTTTATTTGCTCTTTACAATCACTATATTCAAGAATTGTCATTTGATTACCATATCTCGAATTCAAAAACTTTACATTCAACTTATAAAGTTCATCTATACACCACTCTACTGCCGTTTGTTGTTTATCCATTAGGTGCGTCCTCCATTGTTAAGCCTCCGAATCTTTCAAACCATCCGTTCTTTTTACCTTGCCTTACCCAAGCGTGATACTTATCGTGAGCAATCATTTTGCTGCGTTGCTTTTGCATATCCTCACTCGGTTCGTAAGTCCACAAAGTGAAATATCTTTTACCTCCTTTGATTCTCCCGTTTTTGTAAATAACCCCTTTGGCTTCCAGTTGGGAAAGTGCAGAGGTCAAAGTTTGATGGGCAATGTGCTGCCTTAATTCTTCGGTGGTTCGTGACCTGTCCTGTAATAGTTTTACCAATAATTGCTTGTTGGTTTTCGGTGCGTTATCTTCCGACTTCGCCCTACTTTTGAAAATGTTTAACATAATTTATCTGATTTAGTAGTTTGTTTTCAAATATGTAAATTTTGGGGTATAATAACCAATCTTCAACTAATTTAACTGAATGAATGATAGATGAATGGTGACGCTTTAAAACCTTACCACATTCGTTATATGGTAGCCCTAACCCCATTCGTAGGTAATGCCCCAACAATTGGCGGCAAACAACAATATCTCTTATTCTTGAACGCCCCATTATCTCCGCTTCGGTTACTCCCGTAGCCCGTATCATTGCAACAATTAAATCTTGGTAGTCAACTATCATCGGGATTCCTTTTAACTCCCTGATTTCGTTTTCTAATTCGTTAATTCGGGATTTGAGGTAATATATCTCTTTATCCTTGTCCATCGCACCAAAGGGCAAATTTTGCGGCTTTGTGGTATATTTCATCGTTGATTCCATAATCTGATTTTATTTTATTTTTTCCTAACTTATTCAACATCTCGTTTCTCATTGCCGCTTCGTGTGTCTTGATAAACTCAATTTTATCCAACACATTCCCAGTAGGCTCAACCCCCAACTCATCAAACGCCAATGCCATTGTCAAGGGGTAAATATTGACTTTCTCACCGTTCTTGACCTTGGTGTAATTGGTTTTCGCCACCTGAATCATATCCGCTTTGCGGTTTTCCTCGGCTTTTATCATCAAATATTCACGTTCCTTTTTCTGAATGTTGTGGCGGTTGCTTTCAATGTACAAACGAACCACATCACTCATAAATTTTACGTTCATTACCTTCGGGGCTTTTACATCTATATGCCCATTAATCCAACTAATCACCGCCTTATCTAAAATGTCATAGGGGTATTTGCCGTAACTGATTTGAATAAAGGCTATAAATTCCCGTCCGTTGGGTGGTGGATCGATTCCACCAAGGCGGCAAATCTTGGAAACAGGCTCAACCATCATTTCTACGGTGGCGTTTTCTATAAACATAATTCAATATTATTTTAACCCCTCAGAAGAGGGGTGTGTTAATTTTAAATATAAATTAAATTCCTAAACTTATGTTTCGATTAATCTCATATAAAATATGTGGATGTTGTTGCTCAAGTAACTTTTCAACTTCTCTACAAAATTTATAATATTCACGACCAATAATTCCATCAGGACACCTAAAAGAGTAACCGTTTCTTTTTTCATTAATTTTAAGTTCCAATGAAAACCCTTCTGAGATGTTAAGAGTTATGTTTTTTTGTTTGTTTTCCATATTTCAAAGATATGAATACTTTTCGTATTTACAATATAAAAAATAACATTTTTAAAAATTATTTATCATATTATTTGCAACTCATTAATTTTCAAGTTTATAAAAGTTGTAAAATATTTGGATTTAAGTCAATTTTATAAAGGTTAATATCATTTGATGCTTTGAAACCAACGTGATTTACCTTTCCTTTTTCCCAAGTTCCGTATTGTAAAAACCCCATATTTTTCCAAAAGTGATTTGATTCCAAATCAGTTCTGCACCTTAATGTAAATCCAATCCTATGAAACTTAATGCAAAATTTACGGCATACATCTATCAAGGCAGTTCCATAATGTAA